CTGGTCCAGAACGGGTCGTGATAGAAGTTCTGGCGCGGCTGCAGCAGGCCGTAAAGATTGAGATCGAAACACAGGTGGTAGGCCGCCATCCAGACCATGGCGAAGCCGCGCAGGGCGTCGAGGCGGTCGAAGCGCAGCGCTGTCGTTGTGCTCATGCGGTCTTCTCGTAGACGTCGCTGAAGCGCTCGCCGTCCCAGGCGTACAGCAGGTAGGCGGCGTGCAGGCAGCGGCTGGCGCCGCGCGGCCTGAACAGGCCCACGCACTGGCCGCGCTCGTGGCGCACGCTGCGGTAGGCGACACCGGCCGAACCGTCGGCGTGCAGGCGGCGGCCCAGCGCCTGTGCCGCGGCGTAATCCTCGGGGTCGTACACGTCGGAAGGCACGCTGCCGGCCGGCCGCAGATCGTGCAGGCGCGCGTCGATGGCCACGTGGTACAGCCGCATCGGCAGGTGCATGGCCGGCTGCCGCGTGGCGGCCAGGAAACGGCCGTGGTGGTGGCGCGTCTCGGCCACCGCGGTGGCGCGCTCGCGTGCCGCATAGAAGACGCCGTAGTCGCCACGCGAGAAGCGACTGCCCAGCACGTTGACATGCGTGAAGGCGGCCATGATCGGGCCGCTGCCCGGCCCGAAGACCCTCTCGCCCGGTGGCACGCGCTCGATCTGGCCGAGCTCGTCGCGCACGCGCTCGTTGGTCAGCGCCTCCAGCGCATACAGCGCCTCGAAGTCCTCGGCATCGGCGACGCGGTCGAACAGCGTCACGGCCGGGTAGCGCGTGGGCACGATGCGGCAGGCGTGTTGCCAGCGCACGCGCCGGACCTCGGGAAGCGGGCCCGTCGGCGCCGGCGCGGAATCGGGCGGCGTCAGCTCCAGCCCCCGCCGCGCACGCCGTCGAGGTAGCGGCGCACGAGATTGAGGTCACTCACGTTGCCCGCCAGCATGCGATCGAGCGCGCTGCGACCGCCGAAGGGTGGCGCGCCGTTGGGCTGGCGCACCCAGGCGTCGGCCGCCGCCATGTCGGGCAGCAGGATCTGCAGGCTCTTGTAGATGCCCAGCAGGTTGGATAGCCGCTCCAGCGTATCGCGTGGCAACGCCGCCCTCTCGGGCTGCTTGCGCCAGGCGAAGAAGGTGGAGCGCGGCGGCTGGCCGAGCAGGCACAACTGCTCGTCGACGCTCAGACCCCAGGCCTGGGCGATGCGCGCGAAGGCCCGCAGACCGGCAGCGCCCAGACGTTCCGGGCCGATCTCGGCTGCTTCCGCCGGGGTTCGCAACGCCGTCATCGCATGAATCCAGATTTGGAATTTACTTGAATCATAGTCCCGAACCGGATCAAGCCCCGGCGCGCGGACTGTCCAGCAGCAGCGGCAAGGTGCGCGCCGCGGTCCCCCGCAGCACGCGGTGCGCCTGGTCGTCGATCTCGCTGGGCGCCGGGTTGACGATGAGCACCTGCGCCCCGCGCTGGCGCGCCTCGAGCTGCGCGAGCTCCGTGGCGTCCCACTTCACCAGCGTGAAGGTGATCGCCCCGTCCGTGTTCTGCAGGACGATCTCCTCGGGCGTGCCTCCGCTCGACGACGTCCGCACCTCGTGCTGGTAGTCGTTCCACGTGGCCTGTGGGAGGTTGTCGTTGTCGCACTCGCCGAGCTCGGTCCACACCGAGCCGTCGTACCAGTCGATGCGGGTCGGCCCGCTCACGAAGATCGCCGTAGGCATCAGTTCGTCCTTCCTTTGAGCACCTTGCTCATCCCTAGTCTAATCGTGCGGCCGATACCCGCCCATTCCTTGTCCGTGGGGACGAGGAACGGACGCGCGGGCACCTTGACGCCGCCCCATGCCATGAGGAAGTCCTTGCCGCGCACCAGCCCTTCCTTGTCGGGGTTCTGCCCGGTCGCGTGCTGGCGCACGCCCTTGCGCGTCAGCGGGACGTAGTTCGGCCCGGAGGTCTCAAAGCCGAGCTCTTGGTAGATCGCGTACTTCGGCCCGGTCAGGGTGATCTCGAGCCGGGTCGCGCCGATGCGGGCCGTCCTGGCCCCAAGGTTGCGTACGAGGTTCCCTGTGTCCCGCAGCGGCTGCCCGCCGTCGCGGTAGGACTGCCCCTTGACGAGGTATTCGGTCACCTCCGTGGGCTTGATGGTCACCCGGCCGTCCTTGGCCTTCTTCTGCCGCATCTCAACGCGCTTGCGCGTTCCCAGGATCGGCCCCTGCTTGGGCTTGGTCTTCGTCCAGAACTCCGTGTCCAGGCTCTTGAGGGGCTTCAGGGCGGTCGCAGAGCCGCCCGGGCCGCGGCCCTCGCTCTTGGCGATGTGGCGCTTGGCAGCCGCGGCCACGGCCTGCGAGATGCCGTTGAGGATGCGCGGGTCGCCCAGCGCCGCCGCCACACGCTTCTGCCAGCTGCTGCCGCCAAAGCCGAAGGCCACGTCAGCCTCCTGGCATCGTGTTGGGCTTGCGCGGCGGGAAGAAGTTGCTCGAGCTCACCTGGTTGTAGTAGGCGAGCGTCTGCAGGGGGGTCGCCCGCACCTCGGGCAGGCCAGCGTCGGCCGCCTTGGCGATGGCGCCGAAGATCTGCCGCCCGTCCCGCAGGTGCTCGAGCATCTCGTAGGCCCGCTTGCGGCGCTCCTCCACGGCCGGCGGCACGACCATGCCCCGGCGCTGAAAGAGCACCTCGGTCGCCAAGTCGCAGGTCAGCCCGACGAGGAGCCAGTCCCCTGCGCTGGCCAGCGTGTTGAGGTCCAGGTCGGTGTAGATGTTCCCCACCCGGGCGTACGACTTGATCATGGCCGTGGCGCGCTCAAGCGCCATTGTCGTGATCGGGTTGGGGGGCGCGGAGTCCTCCCCGTTGTCCGAGCAGAGCTCGGCGATGATCCGAACGTCCAGTTCCTTCTCGAGGTCGGCGTAGGTGGCGAATGCCATGCGTGCCTCCGTTCACGAAAGGGGGGGAGGGAGCCGAAGCGCCCTCCCCCCTTTCCCTTCCACTCCGAGACCGATCAGGCGGTGACGTCGGCGACGAGGTAGCCCGACACGGGCGCGACCACTTCGGTCGTGCTGTTGTCGATCACGCGGCCCTCAATGCGGCGGTCCTTCGGGTCGTCCCAGTTCTCGACGGTCATGTCCTCGAAGGCCATGATCTGCACGGTCGAGAAGCTCGTCGAGCCCTCGACGCCGATCAGGCCGCCGGGGCGGCTCACGAAGACGGCCGAGTTGCCGTAGATGTACTGCCGGGTCGTGCTCGACGCGCCCTTGCGGGTCGTGACGCGCACGCTGTCGTCCACGACCACCTGCACGCCGAAGAGGTTCGGCGGGAGGCCGTACATGGCGAACGTGTCCGAGCCCTGCAGGAAGGGCATGGCCGCGGGGTAGTTCTTGACGTAGTCACGAACCTCCGTGGTCTGCGAAAGCAGGTTGGCGACGGTCGGGGAGATGACCATCATCACGTCGTACTCAGCCCGCACCGCACCGCCCGTGGTGAGCGAGATGCGCTGCAGGATGCCCTGGATCGCCTTCTGGATGACGTTCGACGTGGAGGTCGTCCACGGCGCGCCACCCGGCGAGGCCGTTCCGGTCGCCGCGTAGTTGCCCACGGCGTTGAACGTCGCCGAGGTCGTCAGCGCGGTCGCGGTGCGGATGCAGCGGCCCGTCATGGCCAGCTGCGCCTTGGCGCGGGCGTGCTGCGCGACGATGTCCCAGGCGGCCTGCTTCACGGTCTCGTTCGGGATGTAGAACGGATACGCGAAGCGCTGGCAGGCGAACTGCACGAAGTCGTGCTGGTTCGTGGAGCCGACCGGACGGTCGTTCCCCAGCGGCCACTGGAAGGCGTTGATGTCCGTGATGCGGACGTTGTCGTCCGAATCCAGGCGCAGGTAGTACCCGGTCATCTGGTTGACCGGGACGATCTGCGCGTACTTGGTGATGGGGAACGTGTTCACCGCACGGGTGAACTCGACCTGAAGAGCGCCCGTTGCGAGGGCGTTGGTGGACGGGACGTAGGTGTTGAGCCCGCCACCGACTGCGACGTAAGCCATTGTGTGACCTCCTTAAGGTCCGTTTGGATCAGAGCGCCTTGGTGGCGGGGAGACGGTAGGCCCAGAAGATCTGCCCACTGGCGGCAGCCTCCAAGGCGACGAACATGGGCACGTTGCCCGCGCCGGCGGCCGTGATCGCCACGCCTGCGGTCGACGGGATCAGGCCCAGGCCTGCGGTGATGTTGCCGCCTGCCTCGATCTGAACCACGTTCGAGGGCTGGAGGCTGATCGGGTCGCCCGACGAGGCGTTGGCCGTCGCGTCGAAGCGGCGGGTGGAGCCGTCCGTGACGCCCACGACGTAGTCGGCGGCGGCGGTGGCGGCCACGCCCGTGAAGGCGGTCGTGTCCATCTTGACGATGCGGTACGGGTTGATGGTCCCGCCCGCGACGAGGTTGGGTGAGAAGTTGAGCATGGGTGTCTGTTTCCTTGCGCCTCAGCGCTTGTTGATGCGGGAGTTGATCGCCTTGGCAAACTCATCCGGCTTGCCTGCGAACTGCTTGACGAGGTCGCCGACGTCGCCCACGGCCATCGCCTTGGGCATGGACGCGCGGCTCATGTCGATCTTGGCGCCGATGGGGTCGCGCGAGAACAGCTCGCGCCACGACTCGAGCAGGGCGACCGGGTCCTTGGCCGAGGCGAGCTGCGCCAAGAGCGCGGGACGTTGGCCCTCGGGGATGCGGTAGCCCTCCTGCTCCATGATCTCGATCTCACGCGAGAAGCGCTCGCGCTTGACCTCGGCCTCCAGGCGGCTCATGCGGGCCTTCAGGCGGGCGTTCTCCGAGCGCAGGGCGTAGGTGGAACGGGAGGCGATCACTTCCTCCTCCTCGTCCATGCCCATCTCGGCGCTCTCGTCGTCGTGGCTGCCGATGTCGATGTGGATGCCTTCGCCACCCTCCTCGGCCTCCTCCTCGTCGGCCTGGAAGTCCATGCCTTCGCCGGCCATCTCGGCCTTGTCCTCGTCGTTGTCCTCGCCGAACTTCTTCTTCATCGTGGCGGCCAGGTCGTCGATGGCGCACTTCATGGCATCGAGCTCGGCTCTGTAGTCGCGGTCTGAAGGCATGGAAGCCTCCTCCTTGATTGCTGCCGGGACGTAGGTGTTGAGCCCGCCACCGACCCCGGCGAGGTCGTGGTTGGACTTCGAGAAGGTGATCTTCAAGCCGGCACGCTCGAAGTGCGTGTCGGGGAGCGGGCGCCGTGGGGTCTCGCGGCCCAGCAGCGCCACCTCGCTCAGGTGGTTGGATTCGGACCAGATCTCAGCCGAGCGCCTGGGGAAGGCGTTGGTGGCGATCAAGCGGTCGAAGATGTCCCTTCCCACCTCCATGTCTCCCACAATGTACCCAACCCCATCCCGTTCCTCGTATTTGAGGGCCGGGATTCTTCCGACCGCCGACTTGGGCTCCTTGCCGTCCTTCTCGTGCATGATGACCACACGGGGGAAGGAGCCCCGGCTCATGTGCTTGCCCGTGGCGCCGACGATCTTGCGGAGGCGCTCGTTGTCGAAGCGCTTGAGCTCGGGGTCGGCCTTGGCGTCGTCGATGGCGGGGTCGAAGGCCATGAAGAGCTCGACGCCCTTGATGACGACCTTGTCGCCAGCCTCGACAATGGGGTGGGAGGTGGGTGTCATGGGTTCAGGCCATCCATTCGATGCCCCTGGCCGCCGCATCCGTGAACGGCTTCAGGTCCGCGCCGCTCTCCTTGATGTGCTTCATGGCGCACATGATGGCGATGTGGCGCACGCTGCGGTCCATCTCGTCCAGCGCCTCCGGGGTGCGCTCGTTCGCCTCGATGAGGCGGTCGATCACGGCCACGGAGTGGGGCAGCGCCGCGAGGTGTTCTGCGGTCTGCTCGGGGGAGAAGGTGGGTTCGGTCATGGTCACTCCTGCACCGGGGGCTGGATGGA